ATCTCATAAGAAACACTTGACACAATACAAAAAATTGTATATAGGGTTAGACAGAGATGCAACAGTTAAATCATTTGGTATTGCTAATGAACTTAAGTCTTATGGTATTAAGAATGTTCATGTTAAAACTTTAGAAGATGATTTAAAATATTATGGAACAAAAGAAATAGAGGAGATGTTTAATGACTGAGACAATGATGAAAGAAATAGTAGAAGATTGGCAATCATGGAAATACGATATAATAGAATTAAATAATTCTACATGGACACAAAGAGATGAAAGTAAACTTAATGCAATAACAGCAATACTAGAAGAACAATTAGAATTGCAGAAAGAAATAAACAAAGCATGATAGAAAAACTATATAGATTAAGTATAACTGTGTGTGATAAGATTTTTATTTGTGACAATATAAACGATGAAGATATTATTATCAAAGAATTTGATCATTACGATCAAGCTAGTAATTACATTGATAATAATTTTAAAAAAATAAAAGAAGGTTGGAATTATAATTATTATATTAAACAACAAGCGAGCGAGCAGAAGGGATAATATGAAAACATACAAAGTCACAGCGGGTGAAACTATTTACGCCGTTTATGAAACAGAAATAAAAGCAAAAGATAAAAAACAAGCGGAAGAGATTGCAAGCGATTTAAATGCTTATGACTATAAGAGCAACGATTGGTCTAATTCAGCGGGAGATTTTACAATAGAAGATATAGAGGAGATAGAATAATGACACAACGAGATGAAGGACACGACTTTAGAGATAGTAAGAATAGGGCTATGGAGTACGAGCGCAAGCAGAAGTATAAAGCAATCATTGATATGGTTATAAGGTGGTTGGATACAAATATAGATGACAACCAAAAATCTCAAAATGAATTGTTTTTTGATAGCTATGAATTAAAAGAAAAAATAAATCTAGCATTAGACCCTAAAACAACCAAAAGAGAAATAGAGGATGGGGATTTATAAAATAAAAGAGGGGTCAGTATCAGTACCAATTGCAAAGCAAGGTAGGTCGTAAGCCACCCCTCAATTTAATTTGATTTATACGGTAATTTACGCTAAAAGTCAAGTTTATGGGATTACCAAAAAACTTAACAGAACGACAGCAAAAGTTCGCAGAATTACTAGTATACAACGAGGGGCGCAAGAGCCCGAGCGAGTGTGCTTATGAGGCAGGGTACAAGACTAGACCCCGTCAGGCTGCGAGCGAGCTACGAAATCCTAAAATTGCACCATTGGTTGTTAAATATATCGGTGAGTTGCGAGCAGAGATACAAGAAAAATACGGGATTAATTTTGAAAAACACATTAGCGAACTAGCAAAGCTACGAGAAGATGCGCGAGCTAAAGGGGCCTGGAGTGCTGCAATTAACGCAGAGATTGCAAGAGGTAAAGCGGGTGGTTTATATGTGGATCAGAAGTTAGTCTTATCCGGAAATTTAGATAATATGTCAGAGAAAGAATTAGAATCTAAAATGAAACAAATTTTAGATGATCACAAAACTTTAATTAATATTACCCCAGAAGAAGAGATAAAAGAATCAGTAATAGAATCAAACCTTGATAGTGATTCAATTCAGAAATAATTTTACTATATAATCTTCTTGGAAACTTTTTTACTAGTGCCCACTTGTTTATAACTGGTTTGTATTCCATTTGAGTCTGGCCCTTTCCTTGGTGGAAGTTGATCCCATTTTACATTAGGCATATTCTTTGTCAATGTGGGATTAAAAATCCTATTAAAATTTTCTTTATATAAATCATTGGTAGGTCTTGATCTACCATCATAACTAAATTTTTTATTTTTCATTTATTTTCTCCATACGTACTATACACCCTTTTGGAAAAACATTCCTATCAGAAAATAACTCATCATTAGATTCATAGCTTGCAAAGGTTCTAACATTCTTTTTATCTTTGTTTAAAAGATATGCGTGAGTTATCATCTCTGATGGCATAAATCCCAATGCTGAATGTAAATCAGCGTGCCCGCTGTCACCCGTGATATCCAACCACGTGATTTTGTAGAAATAATATCTTTTCTTTTTAATAACAACAGATTTGTATTTTGATTTTTTAAGTTTTCTCATATCAATCCTTATACTATAGGGGAATTTTTAGGCAAATTTGTTTTTACAAAAACCAAAAAATCCTTCGCGCGCCGAGTACATAAAAATAAACAGCCAATACCAATGCTTATTTAACACCTATGCAGTCACTGCATATACTAACCATACTTTTAGGGGTGTGCCAGAGCAAAATCGTCTACTATTCAACAATACTGTCAAGTGTGCCATACTGTGCCACCAAAAAACGACCCTTTGGCACACCTATTAGTCAATAATACCAACGATAATAGGTCAAATTTGGACTTTGTGCCACTGTGCCACCAATAAAAAGTGATCACTGAAAAAAAAAATTACCCTAGAATTCCCCTTATGTGCGGAACACTTTAGAATGATTCTAAAGTTTGTATGGTTTTGTGCCTATTTTTATTATTTTTTTTACACCAGGGCCTTGTAAATCTAATGTTGCATAGGGTTTCCAAGACTTTTTTATTAGATTTAACTCTAAAATAAAGTTTGACCACTGCTTTGGTGATATATCTTTGCTTTGTATTACTACTTTTTTCATAATTTTACAGGGTTTCCACTCTCGCTTCCACCCCGTTCCCCGAGGAAATCATTTACTATACGTGGTAGATTGTAAGTGAAGGTACTTTGGATCCTTCTTCAACACTATACGCCAAGCTGAAGAACTGTTTATCTTACCTATTAATCTACTTTCTTGTAATTCTATTTTACCAATCTCATTAAGACCGCCGTGATCGTTTTCCATATAGATAAAACAATCTGATATAGCTGTGCCTTTGTTGCCATTACTAAACTTATCTAGTATCTGTTGAAAATCTCTTAATCTTAAACTCATTTGTTTAACCTATCATATGTAATTTTTGGATACATTTCTTGATATCTTCTTGCCACATTTTTGACACCTTGATACCACTTTTCCTTCCACATCTCTTTTATCTCTTTGCTTTCAGCTTTGTAATAAGCATTTGCTATCTTATCCAACATTGCTTGATCTTTGTTTATAGTATTCATCCACCCTCCTTAAAAAGTCGTGTTTATATTTTTGGAACTCCTTACCTTCAATAACGAATTCCTGGTAGTAATTGTCCTTACTACACATCATCACCACACCTTTGGTAATTTCTGTTTTATAGATAAAATTGTGGGCCATTGCATAGGCCGCCAATTGAAGACAGTAATCCCCGATCCACTCTCGGCGCTTCGGTTTGTTCGTTTGTTTAAAATCTATAATAGCGTCCGTACCCTTGTGTATCCCAACGAGATCCGTTTGCCCCGCATACAGCCCAGGATAGTACAAAGTACATTCTGTGCCGTAGTATGTCGGAACATTGCATAGACCCTGCTCTATGACCCTTACAGCCATATTATGGGCCTGTTTTCCAACGTTGGTCTCATCCAAATAACCTTTATCAAGGATATACATCTCAAGAATCTTGTGCATCGCAGTCCCTCTAGCTGCCGACTCATCCACGATCCGCGCAGCATTTGCCTCTCCCATCTTCTCGCGCCACCTTTTTAATCCTTCCTTCTTCTCGGCCGGTTCAGTCGCTGACAATATTGTAGTAACACTTGGTAACTTTTCTTTATCATTAATATTATAATGACGCTTACCTTCTATCGCTTCTCGTACCGTTCTCGGATATATAAATTTATTATTTCTTATCATTTAATAATTGTTTCTGTGGTAATCTCGTATATCTACAATGTTATTTTTTTGTAAAGTATAATAGTGGTCTAAAATTTTATTAATTTTAGGCAACTTGGTATGTGCAAAGGGCCATATCAAAAGACATACATAATATGCATCTCTAAAGGTACAACGCCATCTCCATTGTTTAAGATAAGATGTACCATCCACCCGTTTACCATTAACTTTTTTAGAAGTTACAGTTCCAACTTTTAATGCTTCGTGTAACCAATTTAAAACAGATTCATCGGTCATTGCAATCTCCATAGAGATACGCCAACAATTATAGGTGTTAACCTTATTACCTTTTTTCTTACGTTCCGGATATTTTTTATAAGTAATGGTCCCTTCACCATCAAATAAACCTGCAATATATGCAGCTTCAGTGTCTGTCATTGTAAAGTAACTTTCTTATCACCTTCTAATATTTCAGCAATCTCTTTTCCCGTAGCGCCTTCAGGAATATCATTAAGTAATTGTTCATATATTTCAGCTACTACCTCACCTTGTGAATTACAAGTAGGACACTGATGTACTTCAGTATAAGAACCATTGCTCTCTCTTAAATAACC